CAGTTGCAGAGTTAGCCGCATTTGTAGCAGACGTAGCCGCTTCTGCCGCTTTTGTCGTTGCTGTTGAGGCATTTCCACTAGCACCTTGTATTGCTGTAATGTTAGTTGCCGCAGTGTTTACGTCACTAATGTTTGTAGCAACTGTATTTACGTTAGTAATACTGTTACCTACGTTATTAACATTAGTTATATTTGTAGCAACAGTGTCAATCTCTGATGTTGCTTCGTTTAAATCGTCAGCTACAGTCTCAACTTCTGATACTGCTTCTGCTAAATCGTTTGCTACAGCTACAACTTTTGTAATATCTGTCGCTACTGTATTAACTGAGCCAATGTTATTAGCTACAGTATTAATGTTAGCAGAGTTAGAATTGTTTGTAGTAATAGCTGATATGTTACCATTAACAGTATTAATCGCCGCTATATTGCTATTAACATTGTTAAGAGTAGCTTTGTCTGACGCTGATAACCAAGTGTTTTCTAAGTAATTTTTAGTTGCCGCATCTTGAGCGTCTACTGGGTCTGCTACATTAATTAATCTTTTATTATCAGTGTCCCATTGAAAGTTTGTATTAGAAACTCTGATAACATCATTAGCATCATCAATCGCTTCTTGCGACATGAAAAAGGCTTGTTCACTATCTGTATCTAAATCGTTTTCTGTTAGTACAGAACCAGACGCATAGTCTACTAATTTAGTACCTTGTGACGTTCTTCTTCTAATCTCAATAGCTGTACCGTTTGAAGGTGTTGCGTTGAAAGTTAGCGTAGTACCTGCGGCATTTAGGGTATATGCTGTAGAAGCCACCCCTGCCAATGTAACAGTTAAGTCTGCTGTACTTCTATAACTAAAAGGTATAGAATATGATGCCGTATTGCCATCACCTGTATATCTTACAAAACTATTAGCCATTTAATTCCTTAATTTAATTGTTTTATCTAAAAGGGGTACTTTTTGTATTATAGTCCTAATAGAACATTTAGGGCACTGTTAGCCTTTTCTACTTCATTTTGTTTAAAGTTTCCTCTCTTAATACGTTCTTCTACTATTTGTGGAAACTCTTTTAATATCATAGATTTAGCTACATTTTCTGCCGCATTTACATAATTTAATATTAGATTTTGTCTCATATCCTCACCTAATACTTTATTATCAGGAAGACGGTATAATTGACTTTTCTTATCCATTACTAATTTTTCTACTATTTCTTTTAATGTATACTCTTTACCATCTTCGTATCTAATTTTAACTACTCCTACAAGCTCTCTCATTCTATCGTAAGCTGTTTGACCAGTTTTTTTATTTTTAATATCTCTTAAATCTATACCTGATTTTCTATCTATCTTGTCAGGTGGTCTATAATCAAAATCTCTACCTTCAAAGAACTTAGATATTTCAGGATATTTAAACTCTGTCATAGCAAATGGTGAAGACCATAATCCTGACCTTTTACCAAGACCAAATAACCAACCATTTTTTCTATTTATAACTTCACCAAACATATTTCGTTGTGGCATAATACTGTTTTTTTCTATAATTTGTGGCATTAATACTTTTAATCTATCTGATAAAGTTAATAATTCTTTTTGTTCGTCCATTTCAACTCTACTTAAATATCTTAGTCCACCTGATAATGGAAAGAATTTATATAATGTTCTTGCAAAGATAGAAGTACCAACTCTATCTGGTGCTCTACTTCTAGCAAAATCATCACTAAATAAAAAGTTTGCTGTTTCTATAATATTTTTAAGATAAAATTTAGATTGAATGTTTCTAGTTAAACTAGCTACTACACCCATAGATAATTCTAACATAGTGTTTTCTGCTTCACTAGGTAAGTCTTCATTAGTTTCTAAATGTTTATTTATAACTTCAAACATGTCTGCCATAATTAAAAACGGCATCATAACTGGGTCAAGTCTGTTTACTGAGATATATCTACCATCATTGGTTTTATATGAGTACGGTTGCCAACCAGTTGTTCTTTCTCTTTCTTGATTTTCTTTATAATCTCTTGAACCACCACTTGTAAATTTACCTGCTTTTACTGCAAAGAAAGCTGATACCCATAACGCCATACCCATCTGCATACGTGCATTAGCTTCAGCCGCCGCTTCAGGATTTAAGTATTTACCGTCTTTACCTTTCATTAATGAATGTCTAACAGACACAATACTTTTTCTAATTAAAGGCAGTTGTTCAAAATTCCATTTTAACAAGTTAGCAGGTGTATTAATAAAGTGTAATCCTAACGCTCTAGCCCATTTGTGTTTTGCTGTAAAACTTAATGTAGCACCTGTAACACCTTGTTCTGTTTTACCTGTTGCAGGATTTATAGAATATGCTGATTGTGTATATGTACCTTCTCTAGCATATTGTAATGGGTCATTAACTTCTAATCTACTAGACTCTAATATACCAGACCTTGCATTTATATCTGCTGTAGGTATAGCTTCACCAATACCTTTTTCGTATTCACTAGCTATTTCTTTAAATCTTTTTCTATAACCATCTTTATCTAATTTACTAAACAAAGGTAATGAACCTGTTTCATTTCTTATTTGTGCATGTATTTGTGCTGTTCTTCTAGCTTTATACATTATAGTTTTAAGAAATTCGTCACCTGCTGTTAAGAATCTCATAGGCATACTTGTTGCATAAGCAACAGGATTGACTACCATTTTTTGTAAACCTTTACCTACAAAACCTAATGGCTCAGTAAGTAACTCACCAGACGCATTAATAAATTGTTGTAGTTGTCCTTGACGCATAGCGTTGTCAAACTTCATTTGTTTACTATCTATGATACCTCTACCTAAATAAAAACTTTTACCAAATTGTTTAAACGCATGAGCTATGTATACATATTGCATAATGTAAGTGTCCATTGCTTCTATTGCTAATGTACCTGCTCTTTGTCTATCTGTAATAGATAAGTTAGCCGCTCTAATTAACATAATTAATGGTTTCCATTGTGTTTGAACTAGACCTGACACTATGTTAATT